AAGCGTAGTTCTGCCAAGTGTGCAGACTGCAATTTGGCTGATAAATGCTGGTCAGGAAATGTTTGAGGGTGAATTAAGGATATGCAGTAACGAACTATGCAAGAAAGAGTTCGTTGCTAAAGTCTATAACACCATTTATTGTTCAACGGATTGTCGCAAAGTTGTAACAAATAAAAAACTCTTAGAAAACTATTATAGGAAAAAAGAGAATAAGACTAAGAAAAGGGTATGTATAACTGATAACTGTACTACTATACTATCTTCTTATAATACAGAATATATCTGTGAGCAATGCAAGAACGAAAGATTCCTTCAACGATTAGTTGGATGGGGTTGGGATGAAGAGAAGCTTAGAAAAGAAGAGCGTTAACATATGCGCTATACTGTATAAGTGAGTATTAAGAACATAGTTGCAAAACAGGCTTGGTCAAGGCTAATCGCCATTGATCCAGCATCTCATTCACTTGCTTGGGCAGTGATAGATACAGAGAAGAATGTCTTAGCAACTGGCAAGATAGATCTTAAGAAAGATAAGACAGAGCCTGAGAAGTTTGACAAGATAGCAAAAGAGTTAACTGTTGTTATTAAAACTTATAAGCCGGATGTTGCGGCCATTGAGCAGTCTGTTTATATTCAGAACTTCCAATCAAGTCGGATAATCTCATACATAATTGGGTTCACTTGGGGGTTATTGTACCAGAGTGGTATAAGAACTAGAGATATCAATCCATTAAGTTGGAAGCCGGGAATTGGCTATAAGAACATGACTAGACATGATAAGGAAGCCTTGGAGAAGAATGGGCAGAAAGGTTCAATTCAAATTAAAATGAAGAACGAAAGAAAACAAAGAGTGCGTGATATTGTTTCTATTGCTTATGGCAATGACACTCCCGGCATAGAAGACGAAGACATTGTTGACGCTTTAGGGATTGCTTTATGGTATTACAAAACTGGTGGTATCAATGGGTCTTGAGCCTTACAAAGATAAAAGTTTCCTCTATGAGCACTATGTGACTAAGAGAATGAACTTAACTGATATTGTAAAACTGCTTGAAAAGAATTACAATATAAAGACTAGCCCCCAGACAGTTTATAACTGGTGTAAAAAATATGAACTTCTAAAATATAGAGGTAAAGGGCGTAATCTTGGTGCTGGTAAGGCCAAGATACCAAGATCTCCAGCACAAAAAATGGTAGAACAAAGACGCAGAGAGATGCGCAAACAAAATGACTTAAAGAAAAGAGGAAAGTTATAATGAAAATTACAATGAAAAGAGCAGTATCATCTAAAGATATTACAACTTTTGCTAAATTGGACATGGTATACAACCAGATTAGATTCATTGAAGCAAAGCAGAACAGTTCAGAATCCAAATGTTTAGGCTCTGGCGGTTGCTGTGTCATTGGGCTACGCATTCCGCTTGCAGAATGCTCCAATATAGCGTTCAGACTCACACAGGAGTTCTATTTAAAGATGGAAGACAAAGGTGAGGACTTTGCAAATAAATGGATGGAAGGCGTTATAAATAGCCTAAAGGAGGCAATGCACGATGAAGATTGGCAAGCTGATGGCGAAACAAAAAGGCATTGCGCTTTTTATAAAGGTGGATGTACTATTTATGGATATCGCCCGATGGTGTGCAGAACATTTGGAACTATTACAAATGTTGATGATTATTGCCCAAGGATTAGAAATGCTTATGGTCAAGTTGATCACTATTCCGGCGATGCTGTTTCTAAGGTTATTAAACAATTTCAAGATTTACTACAGGAATATGGCGAAGATAAAGATTCAACTTACAATAGTGTCGTGTATATGCCATTAGGAGTTCTAAGTTTTCTTTTGACAAGTGAAGAACTAACTGACTTAGCAGCAGAAACTGAACAAAGGTTTTGGGAAGGTGTTAGAGGATGGTATAACTATAGACTAACATTTACCAAAATGCATGGATATAACTATAAAGAGCTAGAAGTGTTTGCTGTAAATAATAATGATAAATTGGGTTTTAAAGAGGATTAATAATCTTTATATAAACAAAACAAACACTCAAATAACGAAACAAAGAATGATATCATTACAATATGAATTCACCAACGAAAGTCCAAGAAACTTTAGTCGTCTTTTTGAAAAACGATAAGCTCACAATTTACAGAGTTGTTTCTAATTAAAAACAGTAATTAGTTGAAAGTCCCTGCTACGGCGGGGCTTTTTGCTTTTATTTCTGTGTTAGTGTGATAAACTATACATTATGTCAAATATAGAGCCAGTAGGCAATAAGAGCATTGTTGATAAATTACGCAGTATAGAGGAAGCCGGGCTTCTCTTTGTCAAAGGCTATTCATATCACGAGATTGCAACATTGCTATCATTAAAAACAAATGAAGCAAAAGAATACATCCAAGAGTATAAGAAGATACTTAATAAGCAGGCTGACGATGACCCTTACTTTCTGGAAAGAATCCAGTTCAATACCATTAAAGCATTGCAGGAGTTTGACCAACTAAGCAAAGAGGCTTGGGAGACTGTAAATATTGCAACGGATCATGGAATGGTTCCGGCAAGAATTCAGGCTCTCAAATTGGCTGCTGAAATTGCAAATAAAAAAGCTCAGTTGCATAAATTGATGAGTGGTGTTTCTGGAGATAACGATTACATTGCCCGAATGCAAAAGGCTGAGAATGTTAACCAAATTCTATCTAAGATTTTGCGGGATGTTATCTCAAAATATCCTCACATCGCAGATGAGGTAAGACGAGAATTGGCAGTTGCTTTTGATATTATGAAGAGCACAGATGAAGATATACAAGATGCAGAGGTAATTTCTGACACAGAAAACAATGTCACCGAAACAGTCGCCCATAAAGGTGTAAATGATGTCTGATTTTATGGGTATGAATTTAGATTTGGCTGACTTTGAGAGATTGCTTAGCAAAGATGAATTCACTATGGAACCGGTATCAATAGAACAATTCGTACAAGATCAACATTACCTTGGATTACCACCATTATCGCCTATTCAATTAGAAATTGTTCGGCATTCAACTCAAGTTTTTAAAAAGACTACACTACAACATTTAATGGGTGAAAAAGAAGGTTCAGACTATTACGATCAATATACAGATAATGAAGTCATCTGTATGTTAGGTAAAGGTTCTGGTAAAGACCATTGTGCAAGAATATCAATGGCTTATACGGCCTACTTAATGCATTGCTTAAGAGATCCTCTTGGGTATTATGGTAAAGCTAAAGGTGTTTATATTGACTTGCTTAACCTCGCTGTAAATGCTCAGCAAGCGCAAAGAGTTTTCTTTGAACCATTTAAAAACTTATTGTTAGGTTCTCCATTCTTTAATGAAGTTGGATTTGAACCAAGAGTGTCTGAAATCTTTTTCTTTAGTAGACCAGTTAGATGTTTTTCTGGTCACTCTGAAAGTGAAGGTTGGGAAGGTTATGAAGTTATGACTATCATCCTGGATGAAATTGCAGCTTTTAAAACTGATGTGGAATTGAAAGGTGAAACAAGATCAAAAGGTTCTGCCTCTGCTATTTACAACATGAGTAAGTTATCTGTTATGTCTCGTTTCCCAGAAGTCGGTAAAGTTATTCTTTTGTCTTTCCCCCGCTATAAAGGTGACTTTATTCAGCAAAGATTTTTTGATTCTAGGAATAATAAAGAACCAAAAACTTGGTCAATGAAAGCTGCTACTTGGGAAGTTAATCCTACAATTAAGAGAGAACAATTAGAATCAGAATATATTCGTAATCCTATTCAGGCTAGGGCTAGATTTGAATGTGAACCACCGAATATGGAAGATGCATACTTTAGAGATGCAGATCAGGTTAGAAAAGCGTTTATGTATAGGGAAGACCCTATGAATGAAGAAGGAACTTTTAAACCTTGGTTTAATAATAGTGATGGACATACTAGGTTTATTCATGTGGACTTGGCTTTGAAACGAGATAGGGCAGCTCTTTGTATGAGTCATTGCGCCGGTTTTAAAGAAGTTAAAACATCAATGGGTATTGAAACATTACCTATTATTAATGTTGATTTAGTTTACTCTTGGGAAGCAACTGTCGGTGCAGAAATTAACTTTGCATCAATTAGGCAAATGATTGTTGATTTGCATAGAAAATTTGATGTCGCATTGGTTACATTTGACCGTTGGCAATCTATTGAAATGATTCAGAGTCTAAGAAGTATGGGAATCAATTCAGATTTCCACAGCGTTAAGAAGACGGATTATGATACGTTAATGTCTTGTATGTATGACACGAGATTGAGAGGCTATTGGAATGAGCTATTGGTTGAGGAAGAGCTTCTTAAATTAAGACTGTATGGGAATAATAAAATTGATCACCCTTCTACTGGCTCTAAAGACTTGGCAGACGCTTTAGCCGGGGCTGTGTTTAATTGTTTAGATCATATTGCATTGGACTCAGAAATAGAGATTGAAATATTAGAGCCAAGTAAGGTTTTTGAAATGGATGATGATTTTGAAGAATTTGGTAGCGTACATATGTATAATAAAGAAACTCAGCAATTTATTGATGTAAACACTATGAATAAGGAGGAGGTGGACAAATGGATAGAACTTCTATAAATCAGCAGCAAGAACTTCAAGTAACCCTTGAAGAAATTGTTGTTGAATTAAACAATCAAATTTCTTCTTTGAATTTTGAATTAACAGCAAGCAGACTAGCAATCAAAAAGCTACAGGCTGGATTAAGCAATGCAAACCAGCACGCTCATGAAAATGATCAAGCAACTGTTAAGGCAAATTCCAAGAATAAGGCTGAAACCTTTTAATCGTCAATAGTATCAAGAAATACATTTTTTTAAAAAAATCCTCAAACGGGCATCTTTGCTCTTACCATGCTGATATAGTTATCCTCAACGAGTTGGGCGACCTACTCATAATCCATACAACAAAAGGAAAAAATTAAAATGTCCATTAGTATCCAAAAAGTAGATAACTTCCCCGAAATCTCTCGCTCAGGCAGAGTATCAGAAGAACTGCAAATGATTATCGAAGCTCTTAACGAATCTGTTAATACCGGCGATAAGTTTTGCATTAAGGGAATTGAAAAGGGTAAGGCTTACAATTCAATGCAACAGCGTATCCGTGCTCAGGCTAAGAAATTGGGTTACAATATTGTTATCCGATTTGATGCAACAGATGGAAGCCTCTTCTTTAAGG